GCGGGCGGCATTGCCAAGCTGGAGTTCTACAACAACCTGCGCAAATCCCCGGAAGTCGCCGAGGACGGTGTGACGGTTCGCTATCCGGCCGGTTTCGTGCATCTGCCCAAGATCGATGCTGAGTATCTGCAGCAGCTGTGTGCCGAGCAACTGGTCACCCGGCGTGACCGGAATGGCTTCGCCATTCGTGAATGGCAGAAGATGCGCGAACGTAATGAGGCGCTGGACTGCTACGTCTATGCCCGGGCAGCGGCGACGGCTTCCGGCCTCGATCGCTTCGAGGACCGGCACTGGCGCGAACTTGAACGACAACTGGGACTGTCTCCACCGGAGAACGTTACTCAACAACCTACCGAGGCCACCGAATCCGGTGGCCATGTTGTTTCTGGAGCTCGTGGAGGATCTGAACGACCGGCCCGTCGCCTGATCCGCAGCCGTTGGCTCACATGAGGATGAAGCATGAGCCTGCAGTCGCAATTGAACAGCTTCGTGACGCGGGTGGCCGAGATGTTTCAGCAGGTGGAGACGCGCACAGGAGCCCTCGATCGACTTAATACCTCAGCCAAGTCTGATCTGGTCACCGCGATCAACGAACTGGCCGCCCGCGAGATCGGCGGCGGAAGCAGCGGCGTGGCCTTCACCCACAGCCAGGTGTCGGCCGCGACGCTGTGGACCATCAACCACAACCTGGGATTTCGACCGTCGGTATCGATCCTCGATGCCGGCGGTAACGAGATCGAGGCCGACGTCGTGCATACCGGCCCGAACCAACTGGTCATCCACTTTGCCGTCCCGGTCGCCGGGGTGGCCCGACTTACGTAGTCATCACACAGGAGAAACACATGTCCCGCAAGCAACTCTCGGATCTCGACTTTGGCGGCGTCGCCCGCATTCGCAATCTGCCGGCCCCGGTTAATCCGGACGAGCCCGTCCGCCAGCAGGATCTCAACTCGGCCGTCGAAGGTCTGGCGTGGAAGGATTCCTGCCGCGTGGCCAGCCAGGCCAACGTCAATCTGTCCTCGCCTGGTGCGTCCATTGATGGCATCACGCTGACGGTTGGCGACCGTGTCCTGGTCAAGGCCCAGACGGTTGGCTCCGAGAATGGCATCTACATTTGGAACGGTGCGGCAGTCGCCATGACGCGCAGCCTCGATGCCTCGATCAGCAGCGAACTTGAACAGGCCGTCACGACCGTCGAGGAAGGCACGTCGGCCGGCACCAGCTGGCGGCAGTCGGTGGTCAATTTCATTCTCGATTCCGACGATGTGACCTGGCTGCAATTCGGTGCGGCGATCGGTGCTGCCTCGGAAACCAGTTCCGGTATCGCCGAGATCGCCACGCAGGCCGAGACGGATGCCGGTACCGACGATCAGCGCATCGTCACGCCACTGAAACTGAATGCCTGGGCCAACAAGACGCGCCGGGCGCAGGCGACCATCGGTGATGGCAGCAGCACCCAGTTCGACGTCAATCACAACTTCGCCACGCGCGATGTGGTGGTCCAGGTCTATCAGGCTTCCGGCAACTATGAGCAGGTGACCTGCGATGTGAGCTTGCCCACCGCCAACACGGCTCGCCTGAACTTCGCCGCCGCACCTGCCAGCAACGCCTACCGTGTCGTGGTGATGGGCTAAGGCATGAAGGATCTCGCCTATCGGGCGGTGCCGGTCGTCACCGTGCTGCCGGCACCCTCGGTGTTCCTGGCGGGCGTCATCGCGCGCCTTGCTTCGGACAACAAGCCCTATTGGTGCGACGGCACGCAATGGGTCGATCTGTCCGCCAGTGGTGGCGGTGCACTGTCTTCGGCCACCGCTGCCCTGGCGGCGGATGTCAGCCTGACAACGAGCAACCAGTGGTACGACGGTCCTGCCGTGTCGCTGGCGGCTGGTACCTGGCTGGTGGCTACGACGATCACTCAGGTGCGCGCCGCCACCACAGCCGAAACCATCTACGGTCGGCTGACGACCGGGACGGTGCACTACGCCTCGACGCAGATGTACCACGCCTCGGCCAATGGCGCGGGCGTGACCCTGGGTCTCAACGCGCTGATCACCCTGGCGACGACCACCACGGTCAAGTGCCAGTGCGCGACCTCGGCCGGCAACACCAACAGCCGCATGAAGGCGGCCCTGACCGCCAATGGCAGCGGCAACAACGCAACGATGATCACCGCGCTCAAGGTGGGATAAATCTATGGCCTATACGGAAGAACAACTGACCCTGCTGGAAGCGGCGCTGGCCAAGGGCGAGAAGCGCGTCACCTTCGGCGACAAGACCGTCGAATATCGCTCGGTCGATGAACTCAAGGAAGCGATCCGGGCGGTGGAACGCGGGCTGGCCGAACAAGCCGCGAACACCGGTCTGATTCCGCCGCCGGCCCGGCAGATTCGCGTCGTCACGGGCAAGGGATTCTGATGGGCATGTTTAAGACAATCCGGCGTCGCTTGTTCGGCGGCAATCCCACGTCGGCGATCTACGACGGTGCCGGCAGCGGGCGGCGTACCTTGGCCTGGGCGGTATCGAATCCGGGGGCGGTCGCCGCGCTGGCCTTCACCCAGGACAACCTGCGCGCCAAGAGCCGCGATCTGGTTCGGCGCAATGCCTGGGCAGCGGCTGGTGTCGAAGCCTTCGTGGCGAACTGCATCGGCACCGGCATCAAGCCGCAAAGCCTGGTGGCGGATCCCGCCCAGCGTGAAGCCATTCAGCGCCTGTGGTGGGACTGGTGCGAGTTTGCCGACGCCAATGGCCTGACCGACTTCTACGGGCTGCAAGCCCTGGCCACCCGGGCGATGCTCGAAGGCGGGGAAGCGATCATTCGCCTGCGCTGGCGGCGTCCCGAGGATGGCCTGCCGGTGGCGCTGCAGATTCAGGTACTGGAAGCCGAGCATCTGCCGCTGGCGATGAACCGAGAACTAGCCAACGGCAATGTGATCCGTGCCGGCATCGAGTTCGACCGCTTGGGTCGGCGGGTGGCCTACCACCTGTACCGCTCGCATCCCAACGATGGTGGCTTGGCACCGATGTCCGGTGCAGGTGGTACCGACACAGTGCGGGTGCCGGCTGAAGAGGTGATTCATCTGTTCCGGCCGCTGCGTCCTGGCCAGATTCGTGGCGAGCCCTGGCTCGCGCGTGCCCTGGTCAAACTCAACGAACTCGACCAGTACGACGATGCCGAACTGGTGCGGAAGAAGACGGCAGCCATGTTCGCCGGTTTCATCACCCGTCTCACCCCCGAAGACAACCTGCTAGGGGAAGGCTCGGCCGACGCCAATGGCGTGGCCCTGGCCGGGTTGGAACCTGGCACCTTACAGATCCTGGAACCAGGAGAGGACATCAAGTTCTCGGCACCGGCGGATGTGGGCAGTTCCTATGCCGAGTTCATGCGCCAGCAGTTCCGCGCCGTGGCCGCCGCGATGGGCATTACCTACGAGATGCTGACCGGCGATCTCACACAGGTGAATTACTCGTCGATACGGGCCGGGCTGCTGGAATTTCGTCGCCGCTGCGAAGCGATCCAGCATGGCGTGATCGTGCATCAGCTATGCCGGCCGATCTGGCGGGCGTGGATGGATCAAGCCGTACTCGAAGGTGCGCTGGCGTTGCCGGGCTACAGCCGCCGTCGTCGCGAGTATCAAACCGTCAAGTGGATTCCCCAGGGCTGGCAGTGGGTCGATCCGCAGAAGGAATTCAATGCCCTGAAGCTGGCCATCCGTGCCGGTCTCATGAGCCGTTCGGAAGCTATATCGGCCTACGGCTACGACGCCGAGGATGTCGATCGTGAGATCGCGGCAGATAACGCACGGGCCGAAGCCCTCGGTCTGGTTTTCGATTCGGATCCACGGCACGACAAGGGTGCGCCCGTGGAAGCGGGGCACGCCGTGGATGCGAACTCAGCCGAGGCGCCTGCGGATGCCGAATCTACTGGCGTTTGAGGTCGCGGTAGAAGTTCTCGTGAGGTCCAACCGCCTCAAGATAGACGAGGCGAACCTCATCATCGACGGTGTAGCCGAGCAGGTAAAGCTGGTTCTGGCTGCGGAATTTGTAGACGAACAGGTCGGCCAGGTCGCCTTTCTTGTGCTCGCCCACCGTCGGGTCGGCAGCTACGACTTCCGTCGCGTCATCGACATCGGCAGCGAGGTTGTCGTGAAGTTTCTTATAGGCCCGGGCGAAGCGGCGGGTTTGCTTGAGTGCGTAGCTCATTCACGCCGGCTTCTTGGCACGAAGGGCGTGGCGTCCTCACGCGATTCGGCCATCGAGGCCAACGATTCGGCAATGAAGCTGACCGGTAGATCGGGATTGTCCAGGGCAGCACGGCCCACCTTGGCCCAGTACTCGACCTGGCCGGCAATGGTCCGATGCTCGGTCAAGGCCTCGTTGCGCGCCTGGTCGTAGAGCTTCTGGTCGATGCGGATGGAAGTCGATGTCGTCATGGCGTCACCTGAGTCAGTCTCAATAAATACGTTACCACAAGTGTAGTAAATCTCTCGCAGGAGTTCAACCCATGCTGCCTCATCTTGCATCCCGCCTGTTCGGGACGCCGCTGCTCGTCCATCGCGCCAAGCTCGATGTGATCCTCGCTGTCCTCGGCGAGCGTTTGAACCTTCAGGCGCCTGCTGCCGAACTGGCCGTGCCGCCGCCCCGTTCGACGCATGCCAGCGCTCCGACTATCGCCGTGATTCCGGTGCACGGCACGCTGGTCAAGCGAACTGCTGGACTCAATGCCGCCTCGGGCCTCACCAGCTACACCGAGATCGCCGCCATGCTCGAGGCGGCACTCGCCGATCCACAGGTCGGCGGCATCCTGCTCGACATCGACTCCCCGGGCGGTGAGGCGGCCGGCAGCTTTGAATTGGCGCGCACCATCCGGGCGGCCTCACAGAGCAAACCGGTCTGGGCGGTCGCCAATGACTCGGCGTACTCGGCCGCCTATGCCATCGGCGCTGCTGCCAACCGGCTGATCGTCTCCGAAACCGGCGGCGTCGGCTCGATCGGGGTGATCGCCCTGCATGTCGACCAGTCGGTAAAGGATGCCAACGAAGGTTATCGCTACACGGCGGTAACCGCCGGCAACCGCAAGAACGACTTCTCACCTCACGAGCGATTGACCGATGAAGCCAAGGCGGAACTGCAGGCCGAGGTCGATCGCCTCTACGGCTTGTTTGTCGATCACGTGGCTGCGATGCGCCGACTTGACGCCACCGACATTCGGAACACCGAGGCCGGACTGTTCTTCGGGGGTAATGCCATCACGGCCGGACTGGCAGATGCCGTCGGCACGCTCGACTCGGCCCTCACGGATTTCTCCCTGTATCTCAGCTCCCGAAGCCGCAAGTCGCCTCAGGCTCGGGCAGTGACTCGAACCGAGGCGGCGACTTCCAACAAGGAGATTGCAATGGAATACCACGAAGTAGTCCCTGAAACGATCGGTGTCGATGCTGCCGCCGTCCTGGTCGCCGAGGCCCGGCGCGAAGTGACCCAGTCAGCCCAAGCCATCGCTGAACTGTGCCTGATCGCCAACGTCCCGGACAAGGCGGCCGAGTTCATCGCGGCCGGCAAGACCGAGGCCGAGGTGCGCCAGGCATTGATCGAGGCCAAGGCCGCGCGTTCCGATGCCACACCCATCGCTTCGACGATCACGCCGGAGGCCGGCACTGGAGCGTCCGCTCATCCCGATGCCTCGCCGATCGTCCAGGCCGTCAAGAAACTCATTCACAAGGAGTAAGCCATGCCTGTCATGACCCTGAGCAAGAACCTCGGCGACGTCCTCAAGTACGAGGCGCCCAACCTGTATTCGCGTGAAGCGGCAGTCGTCGCCGCTGGACAGAACCTCGCGATCGGCACCGTCCTTGGCCGCAAGACCGCCGACGGCAAGCTGCACGCCCTGGCGCCGGCCGCCAGCGATGGCACCGAATCCGCCATCGGCGTGCTGGCCACCGACACCGATGCCACGCTTATTGATCGTGAGGATGCATTGCTGATCGCCCGTCACGCCATCGTCGCCCGCAATGGACTGATCTGGCCGGCGGGCATCACCGCACCGCAGAAGGCTGCTGCCGAAGCCCAACTGACAGCGCTCGGCATCCTCGTGCGCGACTCGGCCTAACCCCATCACTCTGGAGATCCCAAATGCAGAACCCTTTCGACAATCCAGGCTTCTCGATGGCCAGCCTCACGGCGGCGATCAACATCCTGCCGAACCGCTACGGCCGCCTCGAGCAACTCAACCTGTTCCCGGCCAAGCCGGTGCGTACCCGCCAGATCATCGTCGAGGAGTACGCCGGCAAGCTCAACCTGCTGCCGACCCGTCCGGTCGGCTCGCCCGGCACGGTCGGTGAGCGTGGCAGCCGCAAGCTGCGTTCCTTCATCATCCCGCACATTCCGCACGACGATGTGGTGCTGCCCGAGGAAGTCCAGGGCATCCGTGCCTTTGGCTCGGAAACGGAGATGGAAGCCATCTCCGGCGTTATGGCGCGGCACCTGGAGACCATGCGCAACAAGCATGCGATCACCCTGGAGCATCTGCGCATGGGGGCTCTCAAGGGCCAGATCCTCGATGCCGACGGCAGCACCATTTACGACCTGTACAGCGAGTTCGGCCTGTCGCAGACGACGATCGGCTTCGACCTGGCCAATGCCAACAGCGACATCAAGGGGCATTGTTACGACGTGCTGGCCGAGATCGAGGACAAGTTGCAGGGTGAATTCATGACCGGTGTTCATGTACTGTGTTCGCCGGACTTTTTCCGTGCGCTCACCACGCACAAGGAGGTCAAGACCGCTTACACCAACTGGCAGCAGGGCATCATGCTCATCAACGATATGCGCTCCGGCTTCTCCTATACCGGGGTGACCTTCGAGGAGTATCGGGGCAAAGCGGCCTATGTGAAGGCGGATGGCACGCTCGGCGTCCGTGACTTCATTGAACCCGGTGAAGCGCATGCCTTCCCGCTGGGCACGATCGACACCTTCGGGACCTATTTCGCACCAGCTGACTTCAACGAGACGGTAAATACCCTCGGTCAGTCGTTGTATGCCAAGCAGGAGCCACGCAAATTCGAGCGAGGTACCGATCTGCACACGCAGTCCAACCCGCTTCCGATGTGCCATCGTCCGAACGTCCTGGTGAAACTGACCGCAGCGGCGTGATGGTCTCGCTGACGGATCTCTATGCGGCCGCAGGACGGGCCGGGCTGCTAACGCCGGCGGCGATCGGGGGGGCGGAAGTGCTGGTCGACTTTCGCGCCCCCGATACCGAGGTGCTGGATGGTCTGGGCTTGAGTTCCGACTACGCGATTCGCTATCCGGCCAGTGACGTGATGCTGGATACCGGTCACGAACTCGTCATTGGCGGAGCCACCTATCGTGTCCGTGAGGTACGACTGGTTGGTGATGGCTCGGAGGCTCGGGCCACGCTGACGAGGTTGTCATGATCTCGCGGCGGGAATTGTTGATCCGTGCGGTCATGGGTTGCTGCCAGACAGCCGTCACACCGGCACCGGTGTTGCGGCAACCCACGACAGCGATTGCCCGTGATCAGACGCCAGCACTCGTTCTGGCCATCGTGTCGGACGCACCGGTCAGGCGCAGCAACGACCGGATGGAGCGTGAGCTGGTGGTCCGCCTGACCAGTTACGTCCGCGATCCAACCGATGGCTATGCCGTTGCCGACGATCTA